GTATCTAAATACTTGAAAATAGTCACCAATCTCTTGAGCATCTATTACTGGACAGCGTGTAGCGTGTCCTTTAATACCGTGCGCCATAACTATTGTTGAAGAATCAAGACTACAGCCTCGCACTCCTTTATCGTGATTAGAGCAGTTGTTACAATCATACTTCAGTTGCCCTTGAATGATTGCCCCAATTACTTTTTTTCTTCGTCATCTCCAAAGCCATTTAGACTAAGAGCAACATTACCTAATTCTTCAACAATACCGAGCCTTGCCAGTTTGTCCATAGTGGTATCTGAAAGCCTACCTCTCTCAACTTTAATTGGGAAAGGTAAGTTATCAGCCTTTTTAAGCGAGTAACGAAGTGAATCAGCAGTTAAGCCAAATAGACTGGTTTTAATCTCTTGACCAGCTTCACCTAAATCAAATAATATATGCCTATCTTTAATCTCGGCAAACTTCATAAAGGTAATAGTACCTAAATGAAATGTAGTTGGTTCTTCACCAGCCTTAAAGCTGAGATGCTTTAAGTCGTGAGAATCAATATATGCCGCAATGTCTGAATTAGCTACATCAATTGCTGGGTCATCTGTTGAAACTACCTTCAGTGTTTCATTTCTATCAATCGCTTTAAATGCCATTATGTCACAGTTCCTTTAGTGATTGCCCCAGTACCAGTACCAGAGAAACTAAACCCAATAACACCCTCAGAAGAAGCCTCAATGCCTACTTCTTCAAGTGTAATTGAACCAGTATAGTTATCATCGCCAGAAGTATCACCCTCTGGTCTAACTTCAATCGAATAAACTGAGTCACCAGAAATGACCTCTGTTACTATTGCTGTTTGATAAGTGTCATCTGGATCGTACATACCCGAACCCTCTACTGACCAACCTTTGTTAGTCGCTGTGGTATCAAGCCATTCATCACCAAATGAGTTATGCTGCTCTGAGTTCTGAGTAATAGTTAGGGTAAAGCTGGTTAATTCACCAATCAAGTTGCCAGAACTATCACGCAAAGAGCCGTTATATCCTTTAATCGTTGCCATTATTTAACTCCTATTTTAATAGTTGTAATTGTAATCAAGTAGCCACGCTCTTGTCTATCCACATCAATAGTTATATCATCAACTGGTTCATCACGAGTATCTTCAAAGATAGATTCTATCAAAGATGTTCTGTAATGTTTGGTGTCTAAGAATAACTCAAACGCCTCCGTTAAATCATATGCTCGTTTCTCAAACGGGGATTCGTCTTCATTCTTAGCGAATGTTTTAGAACCCTCACGAAACTCACGATTATTGAGTGTTTCCTTTTGCGTGAACTTAAAGCCTCTGCCTTTTAACAGACTAATCATTTCATCAATACCACTTGATTAGATTGCTTTTCTTCACTCTCGTCAATAGTGCCACCTTCATCAGTATCATAGTCAGCCTTTATAGTGGTCAATTCACTTTCGTAATTTTCCTTAAAGACTAAGTATGATTCGTGATAAATATCATCTGAATCAGCATCTTGTCGTTTAGCCATACAGATTAACTCTAACGTCTTAGTCAAATGAAGTTCTTTCACTTGAGCAGTTGTTAAAAACAAATCAATGTCCAAACCACGATTACGCATTTCATTCTTAATGATGTCGTAAGCACGATCAATATAAGTTTGATAATCAATCAACACAATACCAAAACCAGTTGAACTATCTACCGCATTGGATAGAGTCGCAAAACCGAGTGTGGCTGTTGAACTTGATGAATATGATGTTATTACAGCATCAGTACCAGCGTTATCACCATTAATAAAGCCAATAGTAGCACCAATCAACTCTTTATCATCAAGCGAAGTTAATCGCTTACAAGTCAGAGTTGTAGTTGAACCGCCATCAGCCTTTTCATAGTAATCAGCTAATACTGGAAGTGCCGCAATAATATCTGCATTTTTAAGCACCCACGCCATTGTCTATACCTCGTTAAAACACGCCAACTCTTTCATTGAGTTATAGTGTTTTTTCTTGGATAGAGTAACAATATCACCAGCCTTAAAGGTGTAGATACCGCCATCAATGCCGTGAGAGCCATCACAAAGTGCTTTCAATTGAAGTTTAGTAGCTTTTTTAGCTACTGCTTTTTTAGCTACCTTACTCATTGATTAAACTCCAGTTAGTACGCGCAGTGCGTTCTGGTCAATCACTCCATATTTCAGAACGCCATACCAGCCCACGTTTACAGTTCTTCCAAGATTGTCAGAACCTTCAACAATTCTTAACGCTGGAGCAGAAGCAACAGCTTTACCTAGTGCGTTCTTACCGAAACAAGCAACTTTACCAGCAGTTACGTTTGAATCTTCAACGATAGTGAAGCCTTCTAAAGCACCAACAATTCCAGAAGTAGCCGCACCAATGTCTGTATTTTGAGCAATAGTAACATAATCGCCTTTAATATCAGATATTTGAGATGGATTAACGAAAGCTACATAGCGACCATCTTCAAACTTAGCAATTCCAGCGTTAGCCAGAGCAGTATATGCTTCACGCAAATCTAAGTTATCTAATGTGCCAGAGGTATCAGCAGCGATAGTGTTAGAACCAGCTTCTAATACAGCCAAGCCAAGTGAGTCAGTTGTTTCACCGAGATTTACACCAACCAATTCAGCAGATGCTAGATCAGCTTTACCAGCAGTAGCAATGTTAGCTAATGATGTTGAAGTGATTACAGAACCATATTCAGCCATAGTTAAAGTAACTTTGGTGTCGGTCATTGTAGTAGAAGTTGCTTCAGTACCATCAGTCAAAGGCGTAGTTGCCGCTGACATTCTTGAAAATACTGTGAAAGCAATTGAAGATGCTAAATCATCTTGACGAATAGTAGCATATGCATCTACTTTATTGTATGAGTTACCGCTAACGATAACAGCTTGGTTCATCAAATCTACAACTGAATCTGATAAAAGCGATTTGGTATTTACAGCCATTTTATTTCTCCTAAGAAATTATATTTCGTTTTGGAGTGCGTATAGTTCAGCCATAGTTTTTGCCCCTTTAACCCTTTCACTAACATCTAATGATGCTTTGTTAGAAGTTGAATCGACACGCTTTGGTTGAGTATCGCCCCCTTTAAATAAATAAGGTTTATCACCCTTTAATTGTTCAATAAATGTTGACTGCTCAAAGTCCTCACCATTACTTGCTTGTAATAATAAGTGCTTAAAGTAATCAGCATCATTAATATTATTAGCACTAACAACCTTTTGAATTTCCATATCGGCTTTCATTTGATTGTTGTTGCTTTCCAAGCCTTCAATTGTATTATTAAGCGTGTTTATCAATTCAGCCGCCTTGTCCAAATCGGACTTATTAGCTTCATCTGATTCACGTTTCGCATTAATTAACTCTTGGGCTTGTTCAATACTATCAACGCCTAATTGATCTGTTAATTCGGATTTGGCACGTTTAGCACCTTTACTAAATCCTTTATCAATCAGATTATCAAGTTTTGATTGTGATATAACCACCTCATTTTCAGTCTTAGGAGTTTCGACTTTTTCCGTTTTTTTAGCTTCGTCAGCCATAACATTTACCTCTTATATATAAAAAGTTGTTTTAATAATAACACTATTTTAACCCTTTGGCAATAAAAGTGCCAATGCGTTTGTGCATATAGTTTACTTGGTCATCATCTAGGGCAAAGAATTTACGCCCTAATACCTCGTGATTATAATAAGCCTTATCATTTTCCTTGCCTTTAAAGTAAATCATAGCACCACCACGATACTTCTTTACACGCATACCGTGAAGCATCTGATTATGAAAGGTTAAATTAACTTTTGAGCCTCTACCTTTGGTATTCCTATAATGCTTGTATTGTTTGTTGTATGGTTTGAATGAACGCTTATCAGCATCTCTGCCTTGTTGAGTTCTTTGTTGAATACCGAAATTGCCACCACCAATAAACAAAGTAGCAACCGATATTACTTCTTCATCAGTAGCAGATAATGTTTTTATTATCTTCCTAAAGTTAGGAGTCTTGGTTACACGAATACCCACCAGCTTGTGCCTCCTCTGGTTTCATCTTATAAAACCTATGACGGCAATTATAGGCACGTCTTGAATCTCGCTCTAATTCGTTCTTTTTAGCATCATCATAGCATTTGTTCTCTCGCAATAAATATGAGCAATATTCACGAGTAGCATCATCCTTAACGCCAACATATACCCAAACACCCTCGCCAACTCCCTTGCCCATTAAGTCAATCAATTCTTGCTGGAACTCACCAATAGCAGTCAAGGCATAAGTCTTGGAATATTTAGCTAAATCAGAGTCAATTAATGTCTGCTCTAATCCCTTAACCATATCATCAAGCGAAGCATCTGATATGGCGTATTTGTAAAGTTCACGCTTTACAGATAAACCAATATCATCGGCTAGTTTAGTGAACTGCTCACGTTTCATATTCTTGAGTATCTGAATCTTCTTAGCATCATCAGTA